CCATAGAGGAAGAGTGGATAACACTAAGTAAACAAGAAATTAAGTTTGCAAAAATAGATGAAGAAAAGAAAATATTGATGGGTGCTGCATTAGTACCTAATAAGCCAATATTTAGAAAAAGAAATGATACTATGTTCTATGTGTATTTTAGTAAAGATACAGTAAAAAGAGCAAGTGAATTATTCTTTATGAATGGCAACCAAAACAATGCAACTTTAGAACACAACATGAACATAAATGGCTTATCAGTTGTAGAAAGCTGGATAGTTGATGATCCTGAAATGGACAAGAGCAAGAAGTATGGTTTTGAAGTAGTTGAAGGAACTTGGATGATTTCTATGAAAGTAGAAAATGATGAGGTTTGGAATGACTATGTTAAAACAGGTAAGGTTAAGGGCTTTAGTATTGAGGGTTACTTTGCAGATAAAGCTAAGATTAGTAAACCTAATTTAAAAGCAGAGATGGAAGCTATTTTAGAAAGTGAAGCAGAATACATGTTAAGCAATATTAAAGCAGTAATCAAAAAAGATAAAAGAACTAAAAATGGCAAGAAGATTACATTAGAAACTTATAAGGACTACCCATCAGGAGTTAGTAATAATGCTAAGAGAGGTATTGAACTTAATGAAAAGGTTAACAATAAATG